ATTCCAGTAAATCATCATAATCATTTATGTCTCTTATTCTTTTGATTGTTTCTTCTCTCATTCTCTTTGCCTCCTTTGTTTCTTTCATCCTATATATAATATACAACTTGTCAGGACACTTGTCAAGCCTTTTGTGAAAAAAAACAGAAATTAGTTTTTCTAGACTACAAGATATTGTAGCCTATTTTCTGGAATGCACTAGAATAAATTATTTTTTAGTATAGATATCCAAAAACGTCAAATTTTGCAGTTCCTGCCGCTCCCTCTTTTGCATGGATGCAAACTTTAAATGTACCTGCTGCCGCTCCAATCTTTGCATCGCTAATAGGACTAATTATTTTAAAATAATCATCCAGTGTAAGAGCAATTGCACCAGTGGGAGTAATCACATCATCAGCCTCGGCAGTATCAAATCCAAAGCTAAGATCAACGGTTCCAAGAGTAGCCGTTCCAACAGAGTGCATCACTACTTTTGTGATATGACATTTCTTTCCCGCAGGCACGGTAAACAGCGTCGTCTCCGTTCCGTTTGCCGCATCCATATTTATCGCAGCAGATTGAGCCAATATAGTGTCAGCCAATTCTCTCAAATCACTCATTTTATTCTCCTTTTATACAGGTAGCATGACAACAACTTCGTTGTTCATGCACACTACCTCATTATTCATACAGACAGGATTCCCTTGGAACACTAGATAGTCTTGGCCTGCAGAAGCATGGTGAGTAAGCCTGTCATCTGTACTTCTCGAAAATAGCATTCCCGGTTGAATCTGTATTGGTATAGTCGTACCTCTATTATGGTTCTTGTCATCGTTTTCATCCTGATAAGAACCAACATAATCTTGCCCATAATCCGCACCTGTTTCTGACATCCCTTCCTCCTATATTATATTTCTGTCAATAAACATCTTCCCTGGAGTCCCATCGCTAAATTTACCTGTAACCCTATCGCACTTATAAAAGTACATCCTTTCATGCTCGCTTGCATTTGCCCATCTGTCCGCGAGTGCGTCCCGGTCCCCAAACACTGCATATTGACTTAATATCCATTGCAAGTCAACCGCTATGATGTCTATGATCTCACTTTGGTAATCGACTTCAAGGCTTATAATATAATAATAATGGCCTTGCTCTCCACCCTTTGTCCAGCTAATCCCATATGGGTCTTGCACCCGGATGTTCATATAGATGTCCAGGTCATCAATCCATTTAATCGGCACAGAGAAAGTCACCTTTTTGTAACCATATCCCATTTTTAGCAGATCATCGTTTATTCTTTGTGCTGCCAGCCCAGCCGATGTTATCCACGGAAATACGTATGGGGTCTGTGATTCCATTTTAACATCGCCGTAATCTTCTATGCTCGAATCATTCAACCCTTCTTTCGCTCCTTTATACAAATTTGCCGCAGGCGCGAAATCATATTTTGCCTTTATGCTGTTTACCGCAAGGTCAAGATTATACTTTCTTTCAACTTGCCCAATCACATCTATTTGACTGAATATTATCGTGTCAGTCGCAAAATCAGATATATCTTTTATTCCTATTGTCATTCTGCCATCATTCGATATCCAGAGTTTTGCCCCAACTGAAAAGAGCAATTCTTGCAACACTGCCTCTGATTCTTTAATATCTTGAATTGTCAGCTTTCCGGACTTTTCATAGCCCAAATCCTCATATTTTGTCGCCAAAGCGACAAATGAAGCGACATCAACATCTGCCTCTGGCACACCTACTATAAAAGCCAGATAAAATAATATTATATATGCTGGGTTCTGGACATAGCCATTACCTGAATTCCACGGGGCAAACATATAGCCTTCATAATTAAAGGTAATTTTCTTGTCTTGCTGATTAGCCACAAAATCTATGTAAGTTATGCCGCCATCTCTAGTTGTCCACGTATAATCGCCAGGAGTCGCCATTAATTCCCCATCTGAGAATACTTCTGGTATACCATGCAAGCTCCCCCTTGCCGCAAGATAGGAATATCCGTTTATTCCACCCGAAGTATCCACATACACAGCCTCGACTGCCCCTCGGACCGCGATATCACATTCACCAGTCGTGAGACTGCAGAATCCTAGAACATCGGGCATGACTCTCCCTACGTGTTCGGGATAGATATTTGGATATACAGCCATTATTTTTTATCTTCCTTTACTGGTTCGGGCTTCTCAAAATATTCCAGATTCGGGCTTATCTTCCACTGCTCTAATTCTTCTTTTAGCACCCCTAGTTCCTCTGCTATCCTATCTATAGTTTTCGTTACTTCTTTCTGTGCCTGATTAGCCCTTGCGAACTTAATCTTTAATAATTCTTTTTGGGATTCAAGTAATTGTAGCTTTTTCATTATTTCTCCTATACTGATAATAAATGAATTGTCATAAAAGTATGAACACCAGGCGCAACTGCAAATAAATCGACTGTATTTACACCCGAATCATTATATGTCCACAAATTAATGTAATCGTTTTGTGATAAATAAACTATATCACTAAGAGATGACACTAATGCTCCAGTCGATGACGACTGTGAACGATTTGATGATTTCTCCGTATTGTTTACACGAACAGAAAGAACATAACTTTTATCGGCAATAACATTTATAAAAGTTAAAACAGCAGAAACAAAATAATATCCTGTTACTGGCACTACAAATCTTGTTGCTTTAATTTCCCAGTTCTCACCATTTACAAAAAGATCATCCCTTAAAGTTAAATCACCCGCTGCAACTGCCGTTATATATGTATAAGTAGAATCTGTAGTGTTTTTAATTCTCATTCCAACACGGATTCCAGTTCCATTAAAATCATACCCAGCGTCAATTAAATGGTTTGCCGTTGTACCGGTTGCTGTTCCCGATCCCAAAAGCCCATTATTAAAATTAGCTCCTGGGTCATAATTTTCAATATCAAGGTCAACTCTTGACCAACTTAAATTAATTAAATCTGATTGCTCAGAGGTTCTGCAAGCCCGTGCCTTTGCCGTGGTTTTGACAACTTTGGCTGCTACATCCAAAATCCCTGTATAATCAATGTGTTCATCAGCAACAAAATCAGAAAAGGCATCATGTCCAGTCCCAAGATTCGTGAGATTCTGTCCATTCCAGTCAAATGCTGCTAAAGCCTGTCCTGATAAATCTGCCAAAACTTCAGCATAACTCCGTCCTTCCAAGCCATTGGCTGTGAATTTGGCATATTCGTCATCAGCTGGAGCGCCGTCTACCTGGACTATGTCATCATCAGCTATTCCTACATCTACATCGAAAGCACGGTTGGCTGAAATATCACCGCCACCCGTCAAGCCCACACCTGCGGTGAGAGTGACGGCTGTATGGTCTATGTGTTGATTTGCTACATAGTTAGTTGTCAAGTCATGGTCAACATCCGCAGAAGCATCGAATAATCCGAGTGCTGTATGCGCTGCAAGATTATGATCTGTAAGAACATTTGCAATTATATTTGGTAGAACGACATGCTGGTCTGCAGCATAATTCAGGAGCGCATCGTGGTTAACTTGTGCTTCCACGACATCGATATCGACTTCTTTGTTCGGTGCGTCATGAGCAACGGATATTCTGGCAGATGCGGCGTTAATATTTCTGAATTGCAGGTCAATCCCGACTTTTGCATCAAAAACACCTGTGCCTCCAGCTCCCACATTTGAGGCTGTGTTTGCCTCCCCACCACCACTAGCCCTTACAGAAATAAGCCGCCTGTTTAAATCAGAAAGCTGGCGTTGTATCGCCCTAATCTCATCGCCTGCATTCATGTACAAACCTCCGGCGGCACTTTAGTCTTGAAATATTTCTGCGTGACATCCCTTGCCCTGACAAAGAATGAAGTTCCTGCTAGCCAGTAATCCACCACAATACCTCTCAAGACCGCTGTTTTCATTGCTTCTGCCTCATCGCTCCATGCATGGAAGGCCTCTATTAGCTGGTTCTTCAGAAAGTATTTTGCCAGCATCATTGAAAACTCTTTGTCAGCATTCGACAACTCTATGGTTATATCAGAAACAGAATAAAGCCCAGTCCTGTCATCTACAGCCCTGCCAAAAGGCGAAACAGATAAAATCCTGCCATCGTAAAAAACTTGAGTGCATCTTATGTCTTCCGGCGCATAATAGGCATCGACCGTGCTTCCATCCTTCGCCTTCCAGACCCAGTGAGTCATGATTATGGGCTTTCTTTTCTCTCTGTTGTCGCTTCCTATCCCACCTATACCGATACCATCTCCATTACCACCTCCATTGCCATTAGCGCCAGGTACCAGAGAGCGCAATACTTTGGAATATGTGTCTGCTGGTCCAGTCCCAGCCAGCCCCCTGCCATCATCAAGTTTTATGAGTGCATTTATACTGTTTGCATCATATTGTTGTCCCAAATCCGTCCAGATCAACCCGTAATCAGCAGATCGGAATAAATTCCCATTTGTATCACCTGTTCCTGCAATTATTATCCCATTACCTAAATAAACAAGAGAATATATTCTATTATGAGGGGCAAATGTATTTATAACTCCCCACGTAGCTCCGTAATCTATAGAGCGAAGGATTTCGGCAGGATTATTGTTTGTTCCCGCCAATACTATTCCATTTCCCATATAAGCAAGGCAATAAACTTGACTGCCGCCTCCAGTCCCCACAAGCGACCAAGTATCTCCGTTATCCGTAGAGCGGAATATTTCGCTAGAAGGCCATGTCCCCGCAATCACTATATTGTTCCCCAAGTATACCATGCAATTAACATTGCCCCCAGCTCCGCCCATCTGGCAAACGCCAGACCAATTATCGCCATAATCGATTGTACGATAAATATTCCTATTAGGACTTGTTCCTGCTAGGGCTACTCCTCCACCAAGAGAAACAAGCGAAGGGACGCCAGACTCTGCGGCTAACTGACCTTCATCTGTCCAAGTCTGTCCATAGTCAACAGAACGAATAATCTTGCCGTCTGGAGTCCAAGTTCCAGCGACCACTATTCCCCAGCCAAGATAAGCAAAACAAGATATGCGGCTTTCATCAATGGGCCGTCCTAAATCAGTCCAAGTCACACCATAATCTATAGAACGATAAAGATTACTCCTTCCAGCAGGAAAACCACCAAGTGTTCCTGCCAGAACTTTCCCATCACCTAAATCAATCATTGCTTGGATACTGTTTTGACCACCTGGCAAGTCAATATATCCGAGGTTTTCCCAGCTTTCACCTACGCCTGCCATTCTGTCCTCATAGCAGCACTATTCCCCAGGCCTGTTCTTCCAACTCCAGAGCCCATGCGTTCAAATCCTTAAAATTGTTTGCCGCTTCCTCCGAGTTCATTATATTCATATACCAAAGCTCCGTCTCGCTTGATTCTGGAATAAAGACAAATGGGGCTGCCCCACCAACGGCCTCAAAAAATGCCTCTACTTCCGCCTCCATATTCGCGTCTGTCACGGCATCAAAATCAATCCTGAACAGCTTCTTTTTCGATAGTTGTGATCGCCACCGCTGGCCATAATATGTCTCATTGTCTGACAGCGCTCTTTTCATTCCCTGGCTATAAGGCCACTTATAATTCATCGTGAATGTATGCCATTTCTGCAGCACCAATTCGCCTATATCTGGCATGACTGCGTTCGCGGCGTCTTGGACTTCTATATGCCACCATCGCAAAGTTTTATCAAAATCCCACCTTCCCATGTTATGAGCTTTATGGTTTATTGTCACTGGTCCAAAATCCACCGGGCCTGTCTGCCATGCGAGAAGGTTGCCCAAGTCGCCGGAAAGAGCGGAATTTGCCCGCAGTTTGACGGTTACTCCGGAGAAATTATGATTAAATAATCCGGCAAATGTTATCTTCGTATCCGCTCCTAAATCAATCTTTATCCAATTGTCGACCTTTGCTGTAAATCGGTATGGAAGGCTTTGTCTCCTATTCGACAAATAATCCGTATTGCCATAAATAGGGTTTGGAGCCGCGTCATCCGAAGTCGTTATCGTAGAGCCCAAAACATGATTATCAGCCACGTAATACATCCCCATTTTAAGCCACCCCCATAATTTCCTTCATTTTTGTCTTCCTTGCTCCGGTCTCCAATGCCGTCATAATTGCCGGCAATAAGTCATGCTGGACATATTTCCTGGTAAAGTTAGGATCCACCTGGTTATTGATAAAAAATTCCAACTTCATATTGACATCGCCTGATTTCGGGCCTCCACCTTTTGACAAAGGCTGGACGCTCACATATTCCGGCACCTCTCCAATCAATGGCATCATGGGCTTTCTTACTATGCCCTCAAACCCAGTCTGCCAGGCAACATTCTTGCCTCCGCCGCCGCCGCCTCCTGCGGGCTCCGCAGCAATGGTGTAATTTTTCATTTGCTTGTCTAGCTTGCTGAAATTACCATCGACGTTAAAAGTCAAATCAGGAGCATGTAAATCATTAAGACTATCTTGTATGCCTCCTACTCCATCTTTAACACGGTTAAAAGCATCATCAGAATCATCAGCAAAATCTCTCATCTTATCCATGGCTTTTCTGAACGCCTCAGGAACCTTACCACCAATCGCTTCTATAATAGCCCCAAACCCGGCCATCAGAGTATCCTGTATCGACATCTGCTCTTTGCCCAGAATCCCTTGCTCCTCAGCCTGCTTTATCATTGATTTGGTGGTGTCATCAATTTGCAGCCCTTGCTCCTTAGCAAGATAGCGTAATCTCTCAAGCGTAGGCGCCATCTGCGCAAGGGCCTGGTTGCCATCCAACCCAGCTTCCATCATTTGGTTATAATAATCTGTAGCAGATACCGCGGCATTATTGAATAGCTCTTGAGTCAAACTTCCTGTGTTCCCCAAAGCATTCAAGACTGCCAAATTGCCTTCCATAGCAGAAAATAATTCTTTATTGGCTTCTGTTACTCCTCTAATCTTCAAGAGTTCTTGTATGCCAGCTGATGCTTCTGTTCCCAATTCTTCATGCTTTTTAATTATTGCATCTAATGTTCCCCCTAAAGAATTCATGGCCTCACTGTACGATGCGCCATTTGCAATCATGGCATTAAAAACAGCTAGGGTCTGGGTCTCGAGCCGCCCGAGAGACTCTACATTTGTTCCGACAGCTCCTGCCATAGCCTCAAGTCCCTGAGCAGCATTTATTGAGCCGCTTTTCACGACTCCAAGTTGGTCATTTATATAACCTGTTACTTCTGCTATTTCCAACCCAGAAGCCTTAACTTGCTTAATAAAACTAACCATCGATTCAGAGCCTTCAGTCCCAAACTTTTTAGCTGAATCGAGCAGTATAGAGAAGCTTTCGCTAGCAGCTTGTGAGGCGTCTTCTGCATCTAGTATCCCATCTGCGTAATTAGCAAGTATGCCAGTAGCCCTGTCCCACTGATCGCTGATGCTTTTCTGCGTAACCCCTACATCTTTCAGCACATCTGCATAATTCTTAGAAACAGCCGCGGCCCCTTCCATTCCTCCTTTTATATCTTCAGCGATTGCTTTAGCGGTTTCTTCAGTAATATCTCCCCATTTCGAGACTGAAGAGATAAGCCCATCTACCATTTCCTTCATCTCACGGGCAGCCTTTTCAGCTTCAGTCTCAGACTTCTTAAATAGCCCACCGATAAGCGGTATTTTACTCAGCAGCCCAGCAACCTTTCCAGTAATACCTTTTATCACATCACCTATAATTGGGAGTTTCATGCCAATTGAAATGGCTGCGCCGATTGGTCCTGCCAACTTCCCAAATTTCCCTATTAAATCACCTACAAAATTTCCCGCTTTCCCTGCAGCTCCTCCGATTAGCCCTCCCAAACCTTTTACCGCTCCACCGACATTTGAAAATACTCCTGAAATGCTTCCTGACAGCCCAGAAAATCCTTTCTTCAATGTCCCCCATATATCGTCTCCACCCTTTACTATTTCATTAACAACTTTATCAATCCAATAACCAACAATATTATCAAAAATCCCTTTCATACCTTCCCACAGATTCCCACCTGTTTTGATGATATTTGCAATACTCCGAATCGTATCTGCCTCTATCTCTTTATTTAACGCTTTCCAATCTGTTCCTATTTCTTTTGTTGGGAGGAAGGTTATACCTTTCATTTTAGTTACAGCCTGTTCAAATACCCCGGCCATATCTCTTGCCGCCGGTATTGCACTAGTTGTTATTCCAACACTCAGGTCGCTTATTTGCTGTCTCAGTTCGCTGGATACCCTTATCCAATCGCCCATCGTTATCTTGTTTTTAGCCCAAAGCCCATCAACTATAGCAAGCTTCCCTTCCAGCTCCTTCATCTTCGCTATTTTCTGCGGTATTGTCTCCAAAGCAATCGATTTAAGCGTGTCATTGAAGGCTTTTGCCGCCTCTTTTGCCTTCTCCTGAGCCTGCAACGCCTTTTTTACGGCTTCATTCATTTTTTCGAGTTTACTTTTCGCTTCCTCTGCTTTCTTTGCCTGTTTCCCTAATGTTTTATTGTATAAGTCAGTCCCTTTTATCGCTTCCCATACCTCTTTGCCGTGTTCTCTCTGCTTTTCCGTTAATTCTGCCGTTTTTTCTTTTAAGTTATGTTGTTCTTCAGTCCATTTTTTAGTGGCTCCAGAGACCTTCAACAATAATTTATAGGTCGCCCCCATTTTGAGCAACATCCCTTTAGCCCCAGCGGTTACTTTTTCAAGTGTCGATACATTTTCTTTTGATACCTCATCAAATTCTTCTAGTGTGTTATAAAAATCTCGGAAACCTTTTTGGCTATCATAAATCGTCTTTGTGAGAGTTATTATAGCGACAGTTATTAATCCAATCGGGCCTAGCAATTTTGTACCCATCGCCACTCTCAATGCTTTAAATCCCTTATTAAGAGCCCCTATCGCTATTGCAGCCTTTCCGAATATCATAATTGCCGGACCTATCGCCGCCACGATAAGAGCCCATTTTATTACGTTTTTCCTTGCCTCTTCTGACAAATTAGAGAACCACAGAACGGCCGGCTGTAATTGATTCTTTATGAAGTTCCTTATGACCGGGACTACCACCTTCCCGATCTGCAACGCCACCTCACCCATAGCAGAGGTCAAAAGTTTGGCTTGGCCTTTGAGTGTATCCAGCTGTATCGTTGCCATTTCTGACGCCGATTCTGTGCCTGTTATTGTTTTCGTGTAGTCTTCTATCTTGTCTGCACCTTGCGCTATTGCCGCCGCCATCGCAGGACCAGCTCTCACTCCAAATATGTTTATTATGGCAGTTGCGTCTGCTCCGGCATCTTCGAGTTTCCTTATTATCTCTACAAGGCTGTTTGTTGCAGGATTAACGTCAGCCATAGAAAGCCCAAGACTTTCTAGCCCTTCCCTCGTTTTTCCTGTACCCTGCATCAATTTCGCTAGTGCCATTCTCAATGCTGTTCCGGCTGATGATGCCTCATACCCTGCATCATACAAACTCATAAGCGTTCCAGTCGTCTGTTCTATTGAATAGCCAACGGCATTTGCCAGCGGGCCTATATAAGTCATAGAGATTTTTAGCTTTTCAAGAGTCGCTTGTGAATTTCCGATCGCCGCAGCGAATACATTTGTAACTCTTCCCGCCTCTGAGGACGCCAGTCCGAATTGATTTAGAGAGGCTACTACCGTGTTTGTAGTAAAAGCCAGATCCGATTGGGTGGCTGCCGCAAGGTCAAGTGTCGGCTTGATAGCCACGGCCATTTGGTTCGCTTTCCAGCCTGCTGAAGCCATATAGTAGAAAGCGTCAGCCGCCTCTTTTGCGGAAAAGACGGTGGTCTTGCCCATTTCCCGGGCAACCCCTTCCATCATCTTCAGCTCGTCGGCTGTAGCCCCGGATACGGACTGGGCGTTTTTCATTGACTGCTCGAAATCCGCTGAGAACTTTACTGATGCCGCTCCTATCGCAAGAATCGGAAGGGTCAAAAACATTGTCAGGCTTTTGCCCAAAACTGCAGCCCTCTTCCCCAACGCTGCCATCTTGGCGTCGAATTCCGTTGTATTCGCACCAACAAGCGCGTAAAGTTTCCCTATTGAAGTCGCCATTTTAATATCTCATGCTAACGAGTTCTCTTCATAAAGTCTCCGATGCTTACTGTCCTTGAGGTCTTTTTGCCCTTCCTGCTCTCGGCTTCCATGTGCCTCATAATCTTGCTATGCCACCTGGCCATTTTAATTATCTTCGTTTTAGCCTTTTCCCATACTTCCCTGCTCTTATATGGGCTCTTTTCGGGCTCACCGAAGAATTCTGCCCCCAACAGCTTTTGAGGGGTTACGTTTTTCCCTCTCGGCAATTGTACATTTATAATCCATGACGCCAACCATGCCGTCCTCAACCATTCTTCCTGTCTCTTTTTGCCATGAGCATTTACTGCTGTCGTGAATTCCTGAATTGTTAGTTTATAAAACTCCTCCGGCTTTAACCCTATCAAGAATGACGTTTCGAGGGCAACTTCCCAGTCCCAGGGTTCTTCCTTTTCCGGGGCGTCACCCTCTCCACGTTTTTTGGTTTTTTGCTCATACCCAGATACGGCAATATCTTGTCTAAAATATCAGACAGGCTATCCCACTCAATGAGGCTTCCAACCTTTTCCTCTGTCAATTTCGGGTCGTCATCTAATAGACCTAGATACAAAACAAGCCGTATAACATTGAAGCTTTTCATTTTCGCCAAAAGAGTGCCAGGGTCAGTAATTTCCAGCCCTACCCTCTCTTCCAGCTCCACCAATGCATTCAGTGTTAGTCTGAACTTTCTGGGCCTGTCAAGATCAATCATAGTAAACGGTTTGTTTTCTGATTTTGTCTCTGTCATAAGACCTCCTTAAAAATTATAATGCTTACGTTTACGCTTACGAACTAACTGAGCCTAGCCACTGCTTGACTTCTCCTGTTATGATCAACGAAGCAGAATAAGTGGCTTCGCCAAAAACCGGCGCCGTGGTTGTCAATGAAGTAATGTAGCAGTTACAGGAATAAACGAACGATTCCAAAAAAACCTTCTCTCTCAACGTGAAAACTACTGCAAATAGGGACCTGTTTGCAAAAAGAGTAAACAGGTCGTCGAATTGCTTCGGTCCGGCTGGTACTACATCCTGCACCACAATCAGCCCATCGATATCAAAAGTCCCACCAAGATCAGCCACATAATTAGTCCGCCAATAACTCGTGCCCCTAGCAACGAAATTCCCATACGTTGCCGCGTCCAGGTTCATTGTAAATGTTCTTGTTGCGGCTATTGCCTGGGGCGGCGTGCCAATAACAAACGTACAAAATTCACCAGGGATTGCTATTTGGTCAGCCATTTTGAGCCTCCTTAAAATCGGGGTGCTTTAAATTAACCTCTAAGGTTTCACCCCTGTTTATTTTTCTTAAAAAATCCTTATTCTTTGCAAGTTTTTTACCGTTAGATTCGTTTATGGTCTTCATCAGATTATACATATATTCAGGATAAAATATTCCTCTCGCATTTTTGTAATCCCAGATTGCTTTTCTGCTGTTTTCAACCCAGAATAACAACCCTCTCTTTTTCCTTATCTTTGGCCACGTGTCGCCTCTGTGCCTGCGTCTCAGATAGCCAGGTGTTTTTTCTCCGGCATGATGAAGGCAAATAACCTCATCAGTTACGCTGCATCTCCAAGCTGTATCAAGCTTTATGTGAATTGCAAAATCTATATGCTCTCCTCCGGACTTCAAATCGCTGTCCCATCTTATGTCTTGATTGTTTCTCAACAAGACAAAATTACTGGCCTGATCTGCATAATGCCATCTCACGCCATTCGATACAATCCATTCTGGATTCACTATCGGATACGAGAAAAGCATTTTGTCTTTCCTATTGATTTCCAATTGCTGTGCCCAAAGTGCCCTGGCTCCGCTATCTAGATCAATCGCCCCAGCTATCATCCCGAGTCCTGGCTCCGCCTCAAGAACAGCCTTGAATTTCTCGATTTCCGATTCCTCAGTGAGTTCCATGTCGTCCTCTAATAATAGAATATAGGGGAAATCCTTTAAGTTGTCCAATGCAACGTTTCTGGTCTTGCTTACCCCGCTATCAAAAGGAAGAATTACATAGTCAATATTCATCCTGTCCAGAAAATTAATAAACCGCTCGTCCTTATGCCTTCCATTATCTGCCACAAGCACCTTTATATCTGGGTAGAATTTCCTTATGCTAGATAAACATTTCATGCAGTCGTTCTCCCTCATAAAAGTAGTGACCACTACCGCCACGTCATCTAGTCTCATTTTTTGCACACCGTTATTAAAAAAGTCAATATCCCGTGATAGCTGTATCCGCTATCCTTTTTCATCCTCTCTATCTTTCCGGCCTTATATACTTTTCCACAATCCTGCCAACCAACTATCGTTAAGGCATCTGCTGTCACCAGTTCCACTATCTCTTTCATTATACCGGCAGCCTGAAACCTGCCACCTGAATCCTTGCTGTAGACATGAATCGGCACAACAACCATCCTGCCTTTAACTCCCCGGGCTTCCATAGGCTCATCAACCATGTCGCCAAAAGTCGAATACGGTAGGCCTGCGCCTTCCGGGACCTCATCGTATAATCCTCCTGTAATACCGATTAGAAGCGTATGCAAAGTTGTCTGCAAGGCTTCAATTGGATAGCTTGTGTTGTCGCTCATAATTTTATAGCCGCTCCCAACGCGATCACCAAAGCCGCCTTGTATTTCTCTCTGTTCATAGCAAATGCGGGCCACAGATAAGGAGATGTATAATTCTCGACATCCTCTGCATACTCCACATTAGTACCCACAGAAGCGTAAAAACCACCCATTTCCTTCGGGGGCTGCCCGACTCCATCTGAGCCAGAGCTTGGTTTCCTTCCGGCCTTTGCCGATGTTTTCCCTGTAACCTTGCCATACGACATACCACTGCCTGTCCAGTTTACGGAAATCGATGCTCTCAGCCTGCCCGTATCGACCGGACAATTATGGACTAAAAATCCATTCGCGATAAACGTTCCCTTACCTCCATTAATTACTAAATCGATAAAATGAGGACAATATTTTGGGGTTTTTATTCTTTTAATCTTCTTGACCTTCAACTCAATAAGTCTAATATCGCCTAAACCACATGATAAGTATTGAGATAAACCAGTCATCGTTATATTATTAATCTCTTCCTCACTTAAATGGATTAATCGATAATCTGGTTTTAATTTTTTTATTTCTTTATCTCTTTTATCCTCTTTATTTTTATCTCGATGCCAGTGCTCGCCATCGCATTCCAATAAAATCTTCATGTTTGGCAAAGAAAAATCTGCCCAATATTTGCAAACTTTAAATTGATGGATATAATCAATATTTAATTCTTGTAATAATTTTTTGATCTTCCTCTCTAGTTTTGTAAAGAAATGATTTTTCGCACAAACAGCATTCGGATGTTTCTCAGGATATTTCTTATAAAATTCAGCAAGCGTTCTACCTTGTCTTGCATGATATTTTTTTACTTTTTCTGGATTATTCTCTCTCCATTCTTTCCCTTTCTTTATAATTAATTCACTGTCTCTTTTTTGGGCAAATTCTTTTGCTTTAACGTGTCCTATTTTCAAGCCCTTTTCTCCTTCTCCGTGTTTATATTTCCATTTTCCGCCACAAGATTGAGAACAAAAAACACTAAAAAAAGGCTTTAATTTACCACATTCTTTACATTTTGAAGCAAGAAAATATATTTTTTCGCCCTCAATAATATCACCGAATTTTTTCCAACCCAGACTTGTTTTTATTATATGTTCTGGGCTTGCTGAAATAGACGAAAATGTGCCTTTTATTTGCGTTAAACCATTATTTATGGCGTTTATATAAAGCCTGATAATTTCTTTAGGCTTACTTTTTACGATTTGTTCTACTGGCTTCATTTTTCCTGATTCTGTAACAATTAATTCACCTGTAGATATGTCTTTAATTGGCTTCCAGCCATCATTAGTCAAAACTTTCGTTCGTGGATGAACACACAAAATTTTGGCGTCGTTATGAATCTGATAGGCAGTCATCAGCGTCGCTTTTTTGACTGCTTCTCTCACCTTGACCGGCAATAACTTACAATTTGTAAGAAATACCTTACCAGGCTTAACAACGATTTTCGGCCTTATCATTTTTATATCCAAGCCCCATTGTCGGGGTCAAGCTGATGGGGTTCACTCCCCAATCTCCATCAGGAGACGGCATCAGCTGATCAATCTCACAGATAACTCTCGCGTCAAACTGGACGTCTGCCACAACCCCTCTAGCCACCAGATATTGCATGTTTAATATACAGGCATAAGCTACGTTGCTCAACATCGCTTCCCTTATCAAGGTAGCCTCAATTGGCTTATATGAAAAGATGACCTTCAGCATCTCTTCTGGATCTGGCATTGCCAACACCCAAGATTTTTGCGTGTCTTCAACCATTCCAGCCCAGTCTCTCTTCTCCCATTCTTCAAGGTATCTTTTAAGGACAGTCCTAGGTTCTCTAGCGTATTCACTGTCTTTAAATCCGTTAATTTTCATGGGTTGGTTATCTCCTGTAAACTTAATGTTAAATACAAGTTTTGCTCATCCCAATCTTCAATCATTTTAATATCATAAAGCCTGGTGCCAAATTTCACTCTATCTCTTTTAATTATCCCGGGCTTATACATAATATAAGCAACAGTTACCGGGAACGCCTTTTGAGTATCGAAATACAGCGCCTCGTTTACTTTCGGCTTCGGGTTGAATCTTATCGGCACATTGTTATATCTTACCAACCACGTTTTCGTGAGCTGGGCGCCGGCCCCTACGACACTACTCAAATACAGTATTTTGCATTTAGTCCCGGCCTTCTCAATCATGCTCTTGATGCTCAATACAAATCTCCTACCAGCGGTCTTTGGTATGCCTTCAATTCGCTATATTCCTTTGAGTCCAGAACCTTCTTTAGCACATTTTTGCTTTCGCCTTTACTGTAGCTATAATCGCCCAGCTTCTCCGACTTAAGGCTTTCCCCACCACTTTCCTCTCTCTTGTCATCCATATCCTTAACCAGCTTGAAAACACCGTGCTTTATCGCATAAGGAACTGTCAAATATCCAGCGGTATAGGTAGTGAATATATTCCTATCGCCTGACGAAAACCCAGAAGGCCTGTAAATCCTTCCTTCATTTTTATCAATTTCATAGCCGTCTAGCGGATCGTCTGGTATGCACAAGTCAGCATATACATCCTTTCCGTAAAGATTTGCCTGCTCGAATAGTTGGGTTGACGGATAACCGTTAAAAGTCGATGCAATGACCTGAGCATTCCAAGAAGCAACCGCATTTATTGCCGCTGCCATTGTCGTAATCGTTGGGTATGCCACAAATGTCAATTCTGCCCCTGATACTCCATCTACCGTAAGCACAACCCCCGTTGCCGTTACTGTGATATAAGCATTCCTTTCAGTCGTGCTCGTGTATTTTGCTCTGATCACATCAGCCACGCCCTCACATATTTGCGAAATTGCAGTAACCGGATAATTGTCAAGCTCGAGATATACACTTCCGTGGCCATCATACCGTTCATTTAAGTAATCTCTTGTCAGGATTTTCCGCCTCAAAAAGTTTTCCACGATCTGACTGGCGCTGTCAATCAGCCTCTCCAGAGTATAGTTATCATAATAAATCAGCGTCAATTCGTTTACTTCTAATAGACAGTTAGTCGCAGAACGGTTCTTCAAATCAATAGAACTTGCCATCGACCAACCTTCTAAATTCGCTGTCCAGCCAACATAATTATTTATAAGCACCGCCAATTTACCAAGATTATAACTGGCAAGTATGCAGGTGGTTGCTATTACCGCTCCCGGGTTTACCGTCAAATCATCTATTGTAAAATCAGTATCTAGAGTCAATGCTGTTATTTCATATGTTTTCCCACTAACCGAGACATCCCCGGCAAAGATAACTAAATCGCCAATATTCAAATCTTGCGTGTCTGCTGTTGTGCAAATCCCTAGAGTGATATCGGTAACAACTACTGGAGTGCCACCCGTTAGGTCAATGGCGTGGTCTGTCCCTGTTCCGGCAGTTTTGTCCAGCGTTAAAATATTTCCTGATTTCTTAGCGGTCGCAGCAGTTCCATCATCGCTATATAGCGATATGGCATCGGCCTCGATGTCGTTGTTGCTCAGGCCGGCAAGTGCCTTGTATTCCTCTAAGGTTAAAAGCGCATATGGGTCTAACATTTAAGCCTCCTACATATATATCCGAGCGATTCCAGTTTAGCTCTGGCATACCGGTTCTTTGGATGGAATCCTACGAGGCTGTCATCCGGTCTCCAAAGCCGTTCTTTTAGGTCAATCATTTTTCATACCTCATCATGCTCTCACAATAAATGTTTTTGTGCCAAGTTAGGTGATTAATATACCTGCTTGCGATTTGATTAAATGCTTTCAGCTTACCTTTTTCTATAAAATACAGTTTAAAGCCAAGCTCTCTCAGCGTGACCAGGAAAGCCCGGGGGTCAAATCCTAAAACCCTGAGCAATTGCGGGAAAAACTCTATCATTAGATTTATGTATGCAAACTCCTCAAGTATTTTCTTCATCCCGTTTATGACCAAAGGCTCTGAACCCTCTACGTCAATCTTAATGAAATCAATATTGAAATCAATGTCAGAGAAATAATTGTCAAGCGATATGGTCTCAATCCGAATTCCTTGAACATTATTAGTTCTTTTAAAAAGCATGTTGTTTCCCGTGTTCCCAGGATTCAGATATAACGTTGCTTCCTCCGATCTATCAGAGACGGCTTTGGGGATGAGAGTCGCATTCTTATAACCATTGTAATCAACGTTTTTTTGCAATAATTTAAAATTTCTAGGCGATGGCTCAAAAGCGTATGTCTTTCCCTGCCGCCCGACACACCTTGCCATTATCAAAGTGAAATAACCAATATGCGCTCCTATGTCTATGGCCACATCACCCTTTTTTAGCGTCTTTAATACAAGGGCGGTTTCGTTAAGCTCATGACCCTTATTATTAAACAAATTTTTGGATATAAGCTGATCTTCAGGGTCTAAATACATAATATGGTTCAATACTCGTGCCTTCATTTTTCGTGCCCTTCATTAAAATATTTCTCGTAATTCATTCTTACAAAATTGTTTCTCATTATCCAGTACCCGGGAATATTGCAAAGCGAATTTTTATCATTAGCTTCAAGGGTATTCCCCCATTCTATTGTAGGAATAACAAATATCTTTGCTTTTGGTCTTTGCCTGCGAAGCTCAAATGACCAGAACAGATCGTCCAGCAAATAGTTGGGGCACTTGGTTATATCAATCATAAAATTCTTCCGATGTCCAAACAGCAGTCGCCCTGCCCAATCAACTTCCTGAATTTCTGTAATCAGATCTGCCCTTTGCAGCGGATAGCTTTGGTAGCCGTGTTTAGACAGCTTTCTCCCGAATATGGTTATTACTTTCAGTTCGTCATCCAATGGAATTTTATTGAATCCGGCCATGAGTTCCGCAACCAGATTTTGCCCCGGCATGATGTCGTCATCGCTTATCAGAACCATGTCGTTCTTAAGAATCTGGGCTGTTTTGAATTTGATATGACTGCCTTGCCTTTTGGAGGCTCTTATCACTGTGACTTTGCTGGAATATTTTCTTTCTTCTCCTGAATCATCCCAGACTGTTATGTCATCAACCTGCGGAGACCATGCCTGTAGCACATTTTTAAGGTATTTGAACCGCTTCCAGACAGGAATAAACAGCGATATTTTCATAAGATCTCCAGTATTTTTTTAACTCTGTTTGAATATTTATAATTATTAAGAACCCTCTGCCTTGCATTTCTGCCAAGCTCTAACCTCAGTCCTGGATCTGACAACAGAAATTTTATCTTTTCGACAATATCGTTGCTACCAAATGAATACAACACTTCTTCAAAAGAATTAAACTCTTTCTCTATACCTTTCACATATTCAACAAGGCAACAAGTCCCCGTAGCGGCTGCCAAATAAATCCGATTACTCCAGTAGTTTTCCTTGATTTCAGAGGGCGGCCTGGGCACGAAAGCGATTTTTGCTTGCTGGTACGCATCGAAAAAATCTTTCCCGTAAACACTAGCCTTCAAAGTCAATTTTTTCAGCTCAGGAAGTTTGTCTCCATTGCTTGAAGTATAAATAATACTTTTGAACTTTTGTCCGATTTTCTCTAAAGCCTGTATTCTTTCCGGCTCTCTGTCATATATCCCTCCAGTATAAATCACATCATACGGCCTGTCTTCATTGTTGCCGAGTGTATAATTGAAATCTTCTGGATCGACCCCCTGGCTTAAATGCAGATAATTATCAATATGGTTTTCCCAAGGGAAGTCGTGATCCGTTGTAATCAGCAGGTCTATATATGGGATTATTTTCCTGATGTTTCTGTTGCGCATTTTATTCATTCCGTCAATATCACTACAAGAATCAAAGTTCCATATAGCAAATTTTGCCTTCGGGGCCTTCGCTTTCGATATCCATACATTCAAGAACATCCGGTAACTGTACAGAAGTGAATTAAACCCTAGAATGAAATCAGCGTCTCCCGCCTTTGTCGATGCCATTTCAGGACTCACAAAACTAACATCATGACCCAAGGACCCGAAAGCCTTGCCGACCCGGTAACCGTTTGATATGTCATTTGACATCGCATATTTGTCAGTTACGATTAGAACCTTCATTAATTAGCCTCTAACATCGTGCCCAATTATCGGGTTTATCCCGCATAATATGCATTCTTTGGATTGATTTGTGCTCA